ATTGAATCTGCTGTTGATTTAGCAGAAGATCCAGAGCGCAGGATTAAGTTCCAGTTTGAACTGCAAAAGTATGTTGACCATGCGATCAGCAGTACACTTAACCTTCCTGCTTGGGGATCTGATCTTAACAATGAAGACACGGTTCATAAGTATGCAAGTACTATTGCTAAGTATGCTCATGGTTTGCGTGGTTTAACTGTTTATCCAGATGGTGCTCGCGGTGGTCAGCCTATTACTTCTGTACCTTACGAAGAGGCTCATGCCAAACGCGGTGTTATTTACGAAGACAACTCTGAAGAACAATGTTTAAGTGGAGTTTGTGGAATCTAATGGGAGATAAATATGAAGGGACAAAGGAAAAATATGCTAATCATTCCGGATGCACATGCTGCTCCGGGATACGATAGCGACAGGTTTACGGCGCTAGGTAACTACATAGTTGCTCAGAAGCCTGACATAATCGTATGCTTGGGAGACTTTGCAGACATGCCTAGTCTCTCTTCATACGATAAAGGAACCAAGGGTTTTGAAGGAAGGAGATATAAGAAAGATATAGATGCTGCTCTTGATGGACAAGACAAGATGTTTGCTCCAATCAAAAAGCATAATGATCTAAAAAGAAAACGAAAGGAAAAGCAGTATAAACCTAAGATGCATATGTGCTTAGGCAATCATGAGGATCGTATTGATAGAGCCATTAACTCAGCTCCAGAACTAGATGGTGCCATATCCATGAAGGATCTACAATACGAAAAGTATGGTTGGAAGATTACCCCTTTCAAAGGATGTTTATCTCTAGAAGGAATATCATTCTCTCATTACTTCACATCTGGGGTGGCGGGAAGGCCAATCAGCTCAGCACACATTGGCCATCAACTGGTTTCTAAACTGCACTGCTCAGCGGTGCAAGGACATTCACACTTGTATAATCATGCAGAACAAACACGTCCTGATGGTCAAAAGATCTTTGGACTAAGCGCGGGGTGCTTCTCTCACCCACATTATTCAGAAAGCTGGTGTCGTGATACTGAATATAACTGGTGGAGAGGAGTGGTAACTTTAAACGGACTAGATGGAGAAGGATACTACGATGAAATACACGCTGTAACTCAGCGCAAACTATTGAGGGATTACCTATGAATCTAAAGCCATGTCCATTTTGTGGAACAGAGGCTGTAATTAGCACATTTGTTGTTGGATGTCCAGAGTGTGCTACATCTTTTACCTATGTTCCAGACGATAAAGAAGATAAGAATAAAGCAATCAATCAATGGAATACAAGAAATGGCAAGTGATATATTTAAAATAATATTATTTTATTTAGGATATATCCTTCTTTCTGGCTTTGGACTCTGGCTTTTTAATTGATCCCTGTTTCCCCCCTGTAACAAGGGGGGTTATTTTTCTAACACATCCAATAGGCATAACAGTAAACCCAAACCATTCACCTTTCTCATCTTTGGTCGTGGCAATACGGACTTCTTCATGGTCATGATTAATTAAATATCCATACGACCAAAAGATTGGCATTGTTGTTTCTTCAGACTTTTCCCACCCGGCAGTTGATATTATATCAACCCACTCTACTTCAACGTAGTTCATAAAGGAACCTTGCTTGCTGCTTCAGACCACTTCTGTAATTCAAGATACTTCTGAGAAGCAAGCAGTCTATACTCATCATAAAGATCTTGCCTCTTTGCTGGACTAAGATTAGGATCTTGTAATACTTTGTAAGCCCTAGAAATAATATCATCTATCTCTCGCTGCTTCCAGTAGTATTTGTTCTGCATTTCATAAGGTCCAATCTTAATGGTATTTATACCAAACCAAGACAAAGCAGCATCTACTGAACCGTACTTTGCAAGACCATCCTTTCCTATGTTTCCTTCGATAAGATCTGCAACCGCCGCAGATTTCCACAAAGGACCGCCCCCTGCAGATATATCACCAGACTTGTTTCTAGGAAGAATCATAGGTGGAAGCATATAAGAAGCCATAAACATCATAATGTCTTGGGCCTGTTGTGAAGCAGGATCAGACTCATTCCATATCTCTTGCCCAGTAAATGGATCAATGTTCTGCATACCGCTTATCAATCCTTGAACAGGACCGCCAAAGATTCCAACAGTTTTCCAAGCCTCGCCAAGCTCCCCCTTAGCAATGTCCTTCATCATTGAGTAGTGAGCTCCCCAAGGCAGGAAATAACTCATGTCAAACGCAACCCATTTTCCGTTATCATCCTTGTATGGCAAGAAGAATACATTCATATTTCCTTCGGCATACTCAGGAACAAACTTCTTCAATGCCTCTAACTCTTCATCATCAATGTCATCAAACTGCGCCATAAACATCTCTGCCATCAGGTAAGGCAATGCAATAAACTTTAAGTTTGCTACAGGATGATCTTTAATATTTCTCATTATCTGAGTTAGAGCCTTGGCATTAAATGTGATAAACGGAGAGCCAAGAGGCATAGACCTTAAAGTTCTAAGCAAAGGAGAAACATTACCGTAATCAAGAAGTGCTTCGTTTGCTTTAATAGCTGCCTCTGCCTCTGAAAGACCAACCCTTTCTACTCCATCAATAAGCTTTGCTATCTTAAACAGTACCTCTGTTTTTTGATACATCCTACCAAAGACATTAAACTGATCCATTGCTAATTTAGTTTTAGCAAAGAACCCAGTCATTCCATCCTCATCTTTTTGCAATTGGGCAAGTTGTTTGTCAATACTTCCTAGTTCTTCAGAAGAAAATGTTGTAGTCTCAATGCCATACTTCCTAGCAAGCTGCATGTACTTGCCGTTATTAATTATTTCATTGATAGATCTGCTAATTAACTGAGGTATCCTATAAATCGGAACTCCAGAGCTGTTCAAAAGAGTAAGGTTTGATATGGCGTTCCTTGCCTGAGCAGGAATCTGCATTGGAACGTGAGTGTACTTAAATGTTTTTTGAGCCTTAGACGCAAACCTAAGCACACTATTTAAAACCTCGTTCTGAGAGCTAATAATACCCTGCTGAACTATATCATCCCATATTCTTTTATCAAGATACAGTCCTCTCATCGCGCCATACCTAACAGAGTTAGGAACTTTCTTATACTTCTTCGTATCTACATTAGCTATTTCTGGGCGTTTAGCAATCTCGCTGTCTATTCTTCTGGCAAAAGCTTCAGTTGCATTTGCATCAGCCGCTTGTCCTTTTGATCTAAGAATAGCAGCCCTTTGTTTCATTCCATCTGAAAGCTCTTTGAAATAAAATGTAGAACCTGTTACTCCATCAATCTCCATAATCTGATTAGGAATAACCCAACCGTTACTTAATGGAGCGCTAGCAATAAAGTTAAGCAGATCAATTGTTGCTAGGTCTGTTCCAGCCATTGTGATATATCTAGACGCAAGATAAGCTGGATCTTTTATTCGACCAGATATAAGTCCTTGTATAACAGATTCCTCATCCTTTCTGGCTCTGGTATATCCCATACTTCCAGTCATAAACCCACTTCCAATTTTATCCTGACCTTTCATAACAAACTCAAGATAAACTCTTGGCAGGTACTTGCCTCGCAAACCCTCAAACTGATCTCTATCTAAAACTCCAGCATTTACAAGCCTTTCTCCAAGATCCTCTATCATTCTCTTAGCTCTAACAGCTCCCTCTCTGACAGTCATCTTCGCCTCGTTCTTTGGTCCGGGCCTAGTCCCCCTTATCACAGATTCAAATGGAGCGTATGATATTTTTTTGTTTGAAATACGATCAGGAGATGCGTCCCTAGTCTCAAAGAATTCTTGCAAGGCTCTTTTTTCTGCAGGAGTTTTAGCATTTCTAAGAACGTCATTTAAAATTCTTCCAAGATTTGCATACTTTTCCTTCTCACCCTTCATCAACATCCTTGCTTCTTCTAGAACTTTATACTCATTAACAGTCATCAAAGGCTCAATGTATTTCTGAATAGCCTTGAATGAACTTTGCATAATACTTCTGCCTTTCTCAGCAGCCTGAGTATTTTGCACTGCATCTCCTATGATTCTTTTACCTCTGCTTTCAAATATACTAACAGCTTTGTCATCATAAAGAATAGCCTGCTCACTTTTAAATTGGCCGTCATTTAAAAGAATGTAGCTACTAGATCCATAATCTTCTTTTTCATTTGTATATTTAATTGAGTCGTAGCCGTCTTCTAATAAAATATTCCTTACCTTTTTGGCAAAAGATTTTCTTTGTGCTTCTGATACAGTTGTTGAAAGTTTTTTCTGGCCCTTGGCAATAGAATAAGCAACCTCTAATATTTTATTAAGGGTATCATTTTCGCTAGCATCTTCTAAAAGTACCTCTCTAATCCAAGCAAACGGATTATCAAATGCTCCCAAGTCTGCCATCTCTAAAGGATTTTTAATACTTGCATAGCCAGAGTACATAACTTCTTGATCGCTTCTAGGTAGGAATTGACCTTCAGCTATAGACTCTAATCTTTCTGCAGCTGCTTGCCTAGTACCAACGTGAAGACCAAGCTCAGTTTTTTCAAAAACTGGAGCAGTAAAGTTAACTAAAGATCCATGATAAACAATATCTTTTACCTTTGAATCTTTTAAAAATTTGTTTCTTCTTATAACTGCAAGACGATCTTTTGCTGCTCCCTCATAAGTTCTTAAAGCATGAGCTGGAACTCTTCCTACAGAATACTGAACAAGAGAAACAATATCATCAACGGATACTTCTGGTTTTGCATTTGGATCAAAAGGTTTCAATATCTTTGCAAAGAATCTATTGAAGGCTTTTGTAATTTTATTCCACAAAGATGGCTTTATATCGGCAGCTTTAAATTGAATAACATGAGCAAGAACCTCCTCCCAGAATGAAGAGTTGTCTTCATTTCTTACCCACCGATCAAACTCTCCAATGTTTCTTGCAGGAGCGCCAATCTTTAATTCAGATAAAGGTATTCTCTTGCCATAGTAATTATCAAGAACAGCATTTACTGCATCAACAACTACCTCATCTCCAGACCTATGCAGTTTATATATCTGGTCTAGTACCTGAGCAAACTCTCTATCAGATAAAATATTTTTACCGTAATGAACTCCAAGCTCATGTAATATTAAGCCTCTAACATCATTTGTATTATTAGCTATGTTGTCGATAATAAATACAACACTTCCGTTTTGAGCATCAACAAAAGCATTAGTTTCTTTCTTGATATTCTTGTATCTTTGGGAAGAAGATACGACTTGGTTGTAAGTCATCAGCTTTATAAAGCCAATATCAATCATTCGCTTAGTAGCTTTGCTTCCCCAGATGTCATTCATCTCTGACATTAAGGCGTTGCTTGCAAGAACTGGAGATTCAAATCCTTTTTCTGGCGCTGCAGATCTTGACTCTTTTATGTTAGAGTCACCCCAACCAAGGTCATCATCATCAACTATAAAGTTAGATTCATCTTCTATGTAAGATGTATCAATCTCTTGGTCTGAGTTCAGCCATTCAGTTATAGCAAGAACATATGTAGCCTTGCTAGGCTTTTTCTTTTTATCTCTATAATCAACGCCTTCTTTTGATTTAAAGAATTTATCTGGGTATAATTGGAAAGAACTTTCCTGAGACTCTATAGATTCGGCAAGCTTTTTAAGGTCGCCAAGGGACATGCCACCATTTTTCTTGGTGTTGTTTAGTGTTAGAAGTACTGTATCTTTTTCTCCTGACTCCCACATATCCATCATCACTGTGTAGTCATCGAGAAACTGATCAGAAAGAGATTGAATATCTTCTACTACATCTTTTTCTTCAGCAAAGACTTCAGCTATTTCTTTTTTTTTTAACTCATCAACTCTTGCTGCAGCGTCTAATATTTCTGCGTCATCTGTTTCGCTGTATCTATCTTTTAAGAAAAGCTCCTCTTCTTCTGCCTCTTCACGCTGAGCATCTGCTTCACTTGATTTTATCGCTTTGGAAGCAACATCTGCAACATCTTTGCCAGCAATATTACCTATAAATGCAGAATCTAGTACACCCTTATCAAGCAAAAGCTCAAACCAATCTTGCAATGATTCATCTGGATTTGATGGAACCATAGCGTATTTAATCTGTGCTTTTGATTGAAGATTTTTAATCTCTTTTTTGGCGTCAGCTATTGTAGCTTTCTGCTCACTAGTAAGAGGCTTCTTATCTTTCTTGCTCTTATCATTGATACGATCAATTCTTCTCTGTGCTGCCAATATTTCATTGGCATTATCTACAACATCAACAGGAGCAAGAACCGCCTTGTCGTTTTCTATCTGACTAGTAATGTAATCATAAAATAAAAACGGCTGTTGTTGAACAGAATCTGAGATCCTTCTGGCATCATTAAGATCAGCAGCACTAAAGTAAACAATCTCTATTCCCTTTCCTTTGTATTGAACTGCAACGTCGTACCCAGCCGAAGACATTCTTTCGGAAAGATGGTAGTTTGTTTTTACGCTTGGAACAATATCCCTCTTGTCTTTACTATTCTTATCTCCAGATTTTCCGGGAATAGTCTGAGGAATCCTTGCTCTTCCAGCAAACTTACCGATGCTTTGATCTTTGGCCTCAGCTAAAATGGCTGCTTTTCCTTCTTCAGCGGAAGACACTTTTGCTTCCTGCTTTGAAGTTACAATAGCAGATCTTTCTCTTGCGCGAGATATCCTTGATGCTTCTCTCTCAGCGGCAGTAGATTCTTTTGAAGCCTTATCAACTCTTCGCTGGTAAATCTTGTCAAGCTCTTCCTGAGTTGCTCGATTAAGCATATTACGAGCATTAAATCGATTTGTACTTGCCTTGAATGGCTCTCCATCCACATAGGTTTGGTAAGGTTTTCCTTTCTCAAGAGGGTTATTTAATTTCTTAATCTCTCCCATCTTGCCCGGAACATTAGGAAGTTCCTCTGGGGTAGAGTACTTCTCCTTACTTTCCTTTGGCTCTTCTACCTGCTTACCTTTGGAAGGCTTCTTACCTTGAAGTTTTGAAAGCTCAGCATTAAGATTAGTCAGTTTTGTCTGGCCTGTATTTAATACAGTCCTGTTTGCAGCGTACCTTCTTGCCTGCTCTAAATAATTATCAGCAAATTTGCTAAGCCGGGAATCGTTTCTAATTACATCAGCTCTTTTCTGAATAGCTTTGTTTACTACAAAATTCTGAGCAGTTACGTCTGCAATGGCTTTCTTTTCAATTTCAATTAAAACCTTTTGCTCGTCTATCTCCTTCTGTAGATTAGCTATCTTTTGCTTATCTGCTCCAGATTTTAGCTTGCTTTTTTGTGCGTCAGATCCAAATCTACTGATTGCAGCATTTTTTACAGAATCTAGAGATCCAGTAAATTCAACGGTCTCGCCTCGATAAGTAACATTGTACACATTCTCTGCATCAGTTGATCTAATCGTAGTAGGATATCCATTTAGAGTACCAGAGATAGACCCATCTTTCTTCTCTCTCCATACAACAGCTCTATCTTTCTGTCGTTTAGATGGTTCTTTAGTAGGCTCAGCCTCTTGTTCAATCTCTGGTTTAGCCTTTGGTTCAGCTGCTTTTTCTTCTGCCTTTTTTGTCTCCCTTTTAGCCTCTGTTGTTTTCTTCTTCTCAGGCTTAACAGGGGCCTCCTCAGCAGCTTTTTTAGGTTTAGTTGGGGATGGGGTAGCGCCCTCCTCTGTCTCCTCTTGAGCGGCCTCTGGTTTCGTCTCAGGAGCAGGCGCAGGTTTGGTAGTTGCTTTAACCTTGGGCTCTGCTGCAGCACGCTCTCTTGCATCTGCTTCGCGCTCAGCCCTAAGATCTTTGATTCTGCTGTCTACTTCTTTTCTAAATAAGCTTCTAGCTTCCGGACCAAGCTCTCTCCCAACGGACTCAGCCTCTGACTCAGACATTGCTTTGATAGTTCTAATAGGAGTATCGTCATCCACATTTAAATATGGAGTAATGAATCTGTAAGCCCTATCTTCTGCCTCCAGCTTGTTAAGCTCGACTTGTCTTGCTTGGGATTCTGCCTCACGAGCAGCCTGACGGTCATCAATTTCACGCCTAGTACGCTCCTGTTCTGCTTGTTGTTTGGCAGCGTCTGCTTGCTCAGCCTCCATTCTTGCAAGTCTTTCTTGCTCAAAAGCTCTCAAGTCTTCCAATGTTGGAGAAGGTGAGGCTTCTGGAATTCCCTGTGCTCTACGTCTTGCTCTCTCCTGTGCTGCCCTAGCCTCATTAAGCATGTCAACATCTTGCGCTGTTTCTGGTACGCCCTGAGCCTTACGCCTCGCCCTTTGCACCGCCTCACCACCAACTTCAACATCTGCATTGGTAAGAGTAGTTGGACCAAGACCAGTTTTAATTACTGGCTCTTCAGACTTAGCCCCTTCATCTGCACGTCGTCTTATTTCTTCAGTAAGAGCAATGTCTTCTTCAGTTGCAGCAGCAGCCCTAGCACGCTCTTGTGCTCTCTGCTCTCCCGCAATGGTAGGCATCTCAACTCCACGGGCCTGATCAATTCTTGCTTGCTCTTCGGCTCTTCGCTGCCTGCCTTGCTCAAGAATTCTGGACATTCTTGGCATCAAAGGCTCTGGCTGTGGAGCAGCTTGAGGCATATCGTATTCGCCTTCTATTGGCTGCTCTCCTACAAATACACCTGAAGCATCATCTCTACGAGGAAGTATTTCTGGCATAGAAGTTTGAGCGTCTACATCTACTTCTTCACCAGCTTGTCCAGCTGCTTCAAGCCCAGCATCTGCTCGTTCTGCAATAGTTCTTGATGTTTCTTCCTCAAGAGTTGGCTCAGTTCTTCCTCCGGCTATTTCAATGACAAACTTTCCATCTTTAATAGTAACGCCCGGAGGTAGATTATTTTGATCAACATCTTCCGATATGCCAAATGCAGGAACCTCTATCTGAGAAGGTCCCCCTTCTACAGGAGTAACAATATTTCCTTCTTGATCCCTTACTCCCTCTCCCTCTTGTGTTGGAACAGCATCTACATCAGCCTCTTGTGGATAAGCAACATTAAGCTTTGTCAAGTTCTTTGCGTCCTTGACTTTTCTTATCTCACGATTAATTCTTATCTTTGCAATTCTATTTGGGGCGTTTTCAAGTTGCTGTTCTAGATCTGCAACAATCTCATCCTTTCTGGCTTCTAGCGCTCTTTTAACTGATTGCATATTAGAGTGCTTAACAACCTGACTAACAACCGGTACACTCGTAGTGCTAAGACCACCAAGGGCTTCCAAGAAGGCTTGCTTGGCAATGTCAACACCTTTAAGTTCTTCATCAGTTCCTATTTTAGTAAGAATCTCTTCTGCAGCTCCGCCTGAAGCCTCCCATCCAAGATCTCTTTTAATTGTGTTTAATGCTACTCTAAAAGAACCAGCCTCTGCCAACTTTGCAGGTGGGGCAAACTTGAAAACTCTTTCAGCTGCTACGTTTATAACAGCGCTTAAAGCTGACGCAGCAATATCTAAAGGTTTAGCATCCTTATTTTCACGTTTCTGGTTTGCCATTCTTTCAGAAAGAGTTCTTTCTGTTTCAGAAACAAAAAGAGGAATACCCATTGCAGGAATAGAAGAAAGCAAATACGCAGCAGCATTAGGAAATTGATCTCTTATAAAAAGCAATGAGGGCATAAACTCCCCATTTCTTAGACCCTCAAATACTTCATCGCCAGTTACTTTGATACGATCAGATTCTGTTGCTTTTGATAAAGCACCAAAAAAATCTTGCGCAGTTCTAAACATAGCGGATCCAGCGGACTGCCAATCAGAAGTATCTGCGTCACCATCTATCAACTCAAGCGCAGTTCCAGCAGCGCCAGATAGATTACCAATAACATTGGTAAGAGTGGATATAAAATCACCAGCAGCGCCAGAAATTGTCCAACCACTATCCTTTGGTTGTTGCTCTAATACATTTGGCTGTTGAGGTGCATAGGTGTCAGCAAGTTCGCTGAACATTTGATATACATTTGGTGTATTAGACATTAGTATTCCTTCAATACTTCGTTGATTAAGCCGCCGCCTGTTCTGACTTTGTTACCATATTTATCAACTGTATCTCCGGGTTTAGATGTTTTTGAAGCGCCCATACCTCTAAAGATATTGGCAAACCTTTTTTGAAACTCGGCATTACTGATCTGTCCTTTTAGGAACTTAGTAATACCAGAATCTTCTGCTGCTAGAGCAATAAGTTGGTCTTGGAATGTTTTGCTAAAGACAACATTATCTAATTGCTCAGCTGTCATGCCAAGATATTTTTCTGCAATTGGCCTAATAAATACGCCGTATTTAAACTGACCAACACCAACAGCTTTGTCTCCGTATTTCTCCCTGATCTCTTTAATTGTCATATTAGTTAGATCAGCATCGCCTTTTGTGGTCCCTGCAACAGCATTGTACCCATTAACATTAGACTCTGCAGCTTTAACAAGCGGAGCAAGCTCTCTAATAAGTCCTGATTTTTTGACCTCAATATCTTCAGATTCTTTTGGTATGTTTGTTGGGTATACTTCTACTGCGCCCATCTCCATAACATTTGGATCGTTCCAAGGCTGCTGAGAAAGCCTGTAGTTAATAGCTTCCTCACTAAACGGATCTTCAAAAGTAACTGTCTCTGATGCTGGTTCAGTACTGGTAATTTCGCTTCCACCAAGCTGACCACCCTCCATCATCAGTTGCTCTGCTCCTCCTACATCTTCATAAAACATTCCTTCTTGACCGCCAGAAGCTGGCAATGGCACACCTGATCCCAATGGAATCCTATTCATTTGCTCTTGGGAACCTTGAGAAATCAGTCCTTGTTTTGTATCAGATTTATCAGAAGATTGCGGATATACATATTCTGGAGTAATGTTTACTCCATAATCCTTTAAAAGTTTATTTATAGTATTTACAAACCAAGGTTCTAATTTTCCTTTTAAAGATTCTTTAAGTACATTTGCAATTCCTTCTTCACCAACCTTATTATAAAGATCTAGAAACACACCTTTAATAGCATCTCTATCTAAATTTGCTTGATTTTTTGCAGTATAGGTTCTATTTGACCCAAGCTCTATTTTCTTGTTAGAAAATAAATTGTCATATTTATAGTCAATAACAGTTCCAAGCGTCTTTGCCATCATATCTAGCTCTACATTGCCAAGAGCTTCCAACCCTTCTAATATTTTTGCGCCAACTGACTTGCTAGTATCTAATAACCCATCTGAAATAATGCTTGAATCTTTGTTTGCAGATTCTTCGCTTAATGTTCCTTGGGTTTCTGTAATAATTTTTGAAGCATCTTCAACAGCTTTTTTAAGCTGAGGTTCTGTCATATCGATCTGGCCAAGATAAATTTGGCTAAACAACCCCTTCATTCTTGTAACCATCTCTAGCCTTTGATTTATAGAATCAAATTGCGCTTGATTTAAACCTTGAACAATTGGATTATCTGGATCCAAAGCAGACAGCAAGCTTTGTTCAGTCTTGCCAAGCTCTTGAATGAGAAATTTGAATTTATCTTCCTGTCTAATTAGAGCAGCGCTTTCAGTACTAGCTTGATATCTTTCTTCTTCTTTTAAGGCGGCTTCTTTTGCTGCCACAACAGGGGCAACTTCTTGCATTCCAATGCCAACCTCCCTGAATGTTTTAGATAACAAACCTCCCAACTTTTTAATTGCCATCAGTTGCCTCCATTGGGGCTAGCATTCCGCCAGCTGGTTGAGGTTGTGGCACTCCGCCAAGCGCTCCGGTAAGCATGTTCATTAAAGATTCCTCTGTAACTTGAGGATCATTTGACTCAACTGCTGCATTGATTGCATATGTTAAAGCTTCTCCTGCAAAAGCCTGTTCTTTCTGCTCGTTTGCAAAATCAATAACACCCTTGCTTTCGGCTAAATCCATAATCTCATGAACAATCTCAGCCATAATTTCAATTTCAATACCGCGATCAATATCGTTACCATCCTCCTCTTCAAGAGCAATCTCATTAGTAACTAAGTTACCAGCAACTTCTCCTAATTTTTGAGCGCTTCCATTGCTAATCTGCTGAAGAATGTCCGCTACTCCATCAGAGTAAATGTAATCAACAATTTTTAATACAACACCTCTAGCTTGTGCAACTTCTTGCTCTGATGCTTCTTCGATAGCAGGATCTTGATCACCTGATTCAACAGGGGATCCTGTAGGCATTGGCATTGCTCTTGCTTGATCTTTAACCATATTAATTCCTTAAGATAAAAGTCCACCACCACCAGTAGGAGGAGATGGCATTCTAGGTGGAGTGTATCCTTGCTCAGTAGTAACTCCTTCAGCATTTGCAACAGTAGGGCTGGTAAAGCCCATATAAGTTCCAGCCAAAGCGTTTGCCCTATTTTTAGTTGCAAGTTGAGCCATTGCAATTTCTTGTTCAGCTGCTAATTTATCGTAATAAAATTCTAATTCTGCTTCAAAATTTTGCTGACTAAAATCTTCTTCGTCAGAAAAAAGATTCCCAGCTACCTCAAGGGCTTTTCCTCCAATGTAAAGATCCATTGCATCCATTCCTTTTATTTTTCCAAAAGTCCAAGACGCAGCTTTGCTAACTCCATCAAATATAGAGCCAAGACTGAATGAATCGGAACCAACGCCAGCTACAGATGGCGAAGTTTTGTAAGCATCTCCCATGTAAGTAACACCAGTTGCAATAGTATCTGCAGCAGACTTACCACCAAAACCAAATAAAGATTTAAGGCCCTTTAAAAAACCGCCGCCACCGGCAGATGAAGTTCCACCAAAAGCCCCAACTCCAGCAGCAAGAGCAGCTGTTGCTACAATAGCTGGAACAATCTTTTTCATCCTGCTTTTCTTTTTAGGAGTAACAGCTAATCTTGACAGGCCTGTTTCCCGATCAATGCCTACTGTTTTAATCTTTGTCATTGCCATAATTAAAACTCCAGAGGAGTAACACTTCCTATCGCAGCCTCAGCAGCTCCAGCACTCATTCCAGATTGAGTTGCAATAGATGTTCTAGCACTAAGAACTGCTCTCCAATTTGCAGATCTTTCCGCTAACTGTTTTAAAGCCATGTCAATACTTCCCTGAAGTTTAGACAAAAAAGATTTATAGTATGCTTCGTTTTGAGCAGCTTTAAATTCATTACTATAGTTTTGATTAGCTAATCTTTGTTGCATAAAAGCATCAGCATCTCTTTGTGCAATAGGAACAGCTACGGATAAGATTGCGTTCATAACAGCCTCTTCCGCAATCGAACTATTAAACAATCCCCTAGCAGCCATAGACTGTAATGCTTTGGTACTAGCAGCTCTAAACAATGGGTTGTTTTTATTAATCAAAGATTTAAGTCTGTTCTCTAAAACTTCTGAGCTTGCGCCTTCTTGTACAATTTCTTCTAGATCAGGAAGCTGTAATTTAGATGTGTCAATAGTAGCTTCTCTAATCTCTTTAGCGTAATCTACTCCACCCATTCCTGCAGATGTTGCAGCAGGCGCAGGTGGTGCAGGCGGCGCAGGCCTACTGGCGCCAGAAGATCCTCCGCCTCCTGTTGATGCACTTGGGGCAGGAGTAGGTTTAGGAGTGGGTTTAGGAGTAGGTTTAGACTACTGGAGGGAATTTCATTCCGGGTATTTTTGAAACCTCATCAGGTCCAGTACCATATTTTACAGGGGTATCAGAAGGCGCTCCAACATAACCAGCACTTAACCCTCTTTCTTTGCTAACATATTTTATTTCTCCTTTTCCTACCCCAGTAGGAACAAACCCCATGTCTTTTAATGCTGCTTCTTTTGCTCTAAGATCAGCAGCTCTTGCCCTATCAGCGGCAAGATCTGCACCTCCACCACCGTCTCTTAGGTTAGGCAATCCTTGAGGAGTAATCTTAGAATCAGGCGAACCTTTAACAGCATCGCGCCGTCTTAGAAGTTTACGCTCTTCATTGGTAACATAGGCAAGACTGCTTTTGCCTCGCTTCATTGGAATGTTCATCGCCTAATTCCTCTTGGAGAATAGTTTACAACCACGCCCTGTAACGTGATAGGTTTATCGTAAATAGATTCGTTTTTAATTATAAGGCTCATGTTTGTGCCGATACCATTAATCTTTAATCTTTCCGTTGCAACAACTGTAATTCCAGTGTCATCGTTAGAAATGTCATCTTCGTTCCACTGGTCTGCAGTTACGCCAACAGTATAAGTTGTTGCTGATGGAGATGTCTTTGGTGTAAAGGTGCCTCCATAATCT